TCGGCCTCACGCCCGAACTGGCCCTGAGCCTGAGCGGTCTGCTCAGTGATCAGCGCGAGCGCAGCCTGTGCCCGCGCATTCGCATCCACGTTCGTCGTCGACGTCGCCAAACCCAGCTCGACGGCCTTCAAGTTGATCTGACTCTGACGCAACGACACACCGAAACGTTCGAGCGGGTTGAACTCGCCACGAAGCGCGGCACCGAGAGCGTTCACGGCCTCCTCGGGCTTGCCGCCGAAGGTGGCGGCGAGGTCCGCGCCGAGCTGAGCGAGACTGACCGACGTCTTGGCGCTCTCGTCCTGGGTGAAGCCGAGCCCGTTGAGGAGCCCGCCGATCTGAGCGGTGACCTCACGAAACGCGGCCTCCGACAACCCCATCGACTCAGCCGAAGAGACCGCGGCATCGTCGACGGTGTTCGAAAACTCGCCGAAGATCGCCTCGGTGCCACCGACGGCCTGCTCGAGACGGGCTGCGGCGTCGGTCGCCTTGCGCAGCTCGTTGACGATCACGGCCGCCGAGAACACGCGCGCGAACGTCTTGGTCATCTCGCCGGCGATCGACCGAGCCTCTTCTTTGGCCTCGGCGCGCCCGCGGTCGGACTTCATGCGCACCTCGACGAAGGCGGTGGCGATGTTCACTCGGTCACCACGACCTTCCCGACCGACGACAGCGTCGCGAAGTCGGCCGCGGCCTGCTCGCGGCGCGCGACCGGATCACCGAGGAGCGCGTCGAGCTTGCGCTTGCCTTCGACGGTGAGCTTGGAGGCGATGGCGTGGTACATCATCGGGTACGCCCGCCGAGCCGGGATCAGCTCGAGGGGCTGCTCCCATCCGAGTTCGGCTTGGAGTCCGCTCCATTCGTGCGCCGCCCAGACGAGGAGCTCGCGGGCGGCACGGAAGGGTGGGCGGTGATCTGCTCCACGATCCACACGGCCGCTTCGATGATCACCCCTGCTTCGCGAGCAGGCACCCGATAGAGGCACCGTTGGAACTTGGGGCGATCCTCGAACGGCAGCGAACGTTCGAGGAAGCGGGAGAGGACACGGACGAGCTGTACGTCGTCGCTGTTGTCCGGGTCGTAGAGGACGCGTCCGGCGTCGTCGAGCCGAACCTCGGGCGCGTCGTAGAGGTCGAAGGTGTCGCCGAGCGACGGGTCGAGCAGGACCTCGAACTCTTCGCCGCCGAGGACGAAGGTGACGGGGTCGCGCTCGACTTGGTAGGCCCGGCGACTCGCATCGAAGTCGCGGTGCACCGGGGACCTCAGATCAGACCGCTGGCGGGCGTGTACGCGATGAACGGCGTCTCTTCGGTCTCGTCGTAGGCGCAGAGGAACTCCGACGGGATCGTCGACTTGTCCGGCGCCTTCTTGCGGGCCACGTTCACGGTGCCGACGGCGTACGCCTTCAGGAAGACGATCCGACGGTTGCCGCTCGTGGTCGGGTCCTCGTGGCTGTCCCACACGAGCTTGACCGCCACGAGGTCGGCCGGCGACGGGAACTTGAACGTCGTCGCCGCAGCCGAATATCCGGCGCCGGCGCCGACGGCGACCGCGAGGTTCGGCAGCGTGGCTTCCGCTGCCTGATACTTGAACTTGACCTCGGCCTTCGTCGAGCTGTAGAGCACCGGGAGGAGCTCTTCTTCGACCTCGACACCTTCGGTGGTGACCGAGATCTCGAGTTCGGAGCCGTCCTCGGTGTAGCCGACCGGGACCCAATCGGCCGACGGGAGCGCGGCGGATGCACTGATCGGGGTCGTGGTACCGACCGCCGCGTAGTAGATCCGTCCGGGTCCGAGGCTGACGTTCGCTGCGTTGCCACCTGCTGCCATGTGTGTGCCCTCCTACGAGCTGATCGCCGTCACCTCTGCGGTGATGGCGTAGTGGGGTCTCCCGTTGTCGGGATCTGGCGCCCACACGACCCCCGCCACCTGGACGCCGAAGGCGTCGACGTCGGCGGTGAGAGTCGTGCGGCCGTTGATCTCTTCCAGAGTAGATCGCACAGCGTTGACCACGGCGGTCGCGGCGGCCTTGTCGCGCTCGGCACCCCACACGTCGATCGAGACGAGGGCGAGGTCGAGCGGGGCGTCGGAGGTCGGTGATTGGCCTCCTCCGATGCGTGAGACGGTGACGAGCGGGTAGCTGGCGGCGCGGGCGTCGGAGGGGATGGCGAAGAACACGCGCGCGCCGACGAGCGCGGCGACTCCGGCGTCGGCGCGCAGGTGGGCGCGCAGTGCCCCTTCGACGTCGGGCCAGTCGCTCATCGGCGGGCGGCGTCCAGTGCGGGCCGGAGGTACGGCTGTGCGGACATCCTGTAGGTGCCGAACTCGACGTGCGGGGCGTAATCGACGTTGGTCCCGATGCGGGCGACGAGGTCGCGCCCGGCCTGGCCGAGCTCGTGGGTGATCGAGCTGCGTAGTCGCCCGGTGTCGACCGGGGCGTTACGCTTGGCAGCGCTCTCGACCTTGGTGGCGCGGCGTGCGAGGTCCTTGCCGGCGGGACCGGTCGGCGAGTTGAAGAGTTCGTCGAGGGCGGCCTCGTCGAATACGATGTAGTCGCTCACGCTGCGGCACCTTTCACGCTGGAGAGCCCGGCGCGCTGATGGTCGAGGCCGACGCCGGTGCGTTGCCGCACCCAGACGACCTGCCACGATTCGCCGGTGCGTTCGTCGTCGATCTCGTCGCGCAGGGTGAGCGCGGGGCTCGTGGCGACGATCAGGGCGGCGTCGACGAGTTCGCGTTCACCACCGAGGCGGGTGTCGCTGCCGCTCGGTGAGCTGATGTGCGCGGGCACCGCTGTGGCGACGGTGATCTCGGTCGGCTCCTCGTAGGGGTCTGTGTCGCCGTCTGGACGCCGCACGGTAATCGTGGTCGTGAAGATCACCGCGGACCTCTCGGCGGACTGTAGCGATAGCTGAGCGTGCGCTGAGACCATTGAATGGCGATGTCACCGAGGGCGTTGGCGCCACCGGCGCCGAAGGTGATCCCGACGTCGCCGAGACGCACCGAGGTGGCATTCGACGGCATCGCCGCGCGCTCGCGCAACGTGTCGGGATTGAGCAAGGCGTAGGTGGCCCAGGCGAGGTCACGTTCGATCGAGCGCGGCACGGTCGCGGCCGTCCATCCGCCGGTGTAGGTGACGCTGACGGTCGTGGAGCCGCTGACGAACGAGGGCACGATCCCGGCGTTGTCGGCGCGTAGGCCGACGCCGTCGACGATGTAGCCGGTGGCCTCGTCGATCGGGGTAGCCTTCGGCCAGAGCATGCCGCCACGATCAGGGCGCATCGCCTCAGTACGTTCAGCCTCCGCGAGCGGACGGTCGAGGACCTCTTCGAGTTCGGCCTCGGCGTCCTCGATGCGCGCACTGGCCGTGCCGGGATCGGTCGTGTCATCACCGGTGATGGTGACGTACCGGGCGACGGTCAGCAGGCTCATCGGTCCTCAGCAGGGGTGCGAGCCCGGTTCTCGGCGGGCTTGGCGGCTCGCTTGGAGCCTCGGCGCTTCGTGGTCGGCTTCTTCTTCGGGGTCTGGGTGGTCTCCACGACATCCCCTTCGATCAGACCGTACTTGACGGCATCGGCGAGCGGCACCTTGTCGCCGGTGCCGTAGACGACACGCTCGAGCTGGTAGTCGACGATCCGGTGAGGGGCGATCACGTACTCGCCACGTTTCATGATCTCGATGCCTCCCGGAAAGAACGGGGATTCGGCCGGCCAGGTTCGATGCGTTCGGCAGTGGAGCCCGCAGACCCCACACGGTTGACCGGAACCGTGTGGGGTCTGCGTCACCATGGGTGGTGATCAGCTGTGGGCGATCGTGACGTCCACGAAGAAGTCGGGCCGGTGCACGGCGAGAGCGGTGCGCTTCTCGGCGAGGACGACCTGCATGTTCTTCACGAAGTAATCACTGTGCTGGTCGCCGACCTTGATCGTCACGCCGGTCCGGTCGAACAGCGTGGCGCCGAGTCGGAACGACCCGGCAAGCGCGCTGAGCGCCGTCAGCGCCCGGGAGCGGATCGCCGTCTCGCCCCACGTGAGGGCGTTCATGGCGAGCGACGCCGGAGCGCCGCCGTTGCCGGAGTTGTCCAGGAACTCCGAGTGCCGTGTCGAAACCCCGCTCCAGTAGTCGAGCGGGTTGAACACGACCGCATCGGGATCACCGTCGACGTTCTCGATCTTCCCGAACGCCCCAGCGATCGTGGCGGGCACGTCCCCGGCGACCGCGGCCTGCGTCTGCACGCCGGAGAAGTCGAGGATGCCCTTGATGTTGGGGGCGGTGCCGTTGCCGGCGATGACCTGGGCCTCTTCACGCAGCAACACCATGTAGGTGAGCCGGTTGTTGATGTACCCGGCGAGCGTCGGCGCGTCGGTCATGGCCTCATCGGTGACGGGCACCCAGGCGGCGATCTTGCGGGCCGGAGCGTCGAGCTGGGTGAACTCCATGGTCACCTCGGGCTTCGCGGAGCCCTCGGCGACAGTGGTGGCACCCGACTCGTTCGTCAGCGCGTTCGCCTCCTGAATGTAGGGGACCGAGGCGAGCCCGGTCTGCTGCGTCGAGATGAGGTCACGAACGAAGAGCCGCTGCTGACGGATGGCACCGACGGCGAGCGTCGGGGTGCCGACGGTGACGAAGGCGTTGGAGCCGGGGCCGTCGTCGTCGGGGGTGTAGGTGGTCAGCGGGGTGCGGACCTCGGTGACGAACGGGGCGCTGCGGTTGCCGCGGGCCCATTCGCTGTAGCCGTCGGCCTCGATGACCTGGCTGCCGATGTCGCGCAGCTCGACCTCCTGGCCGCCGCCGGCGAAGGCTGCCCGCGGGCCGCGGGACTCGCCGCCTTCGGGCTGGCTGCCGCGCTGTTCGGCGGCGAGGGCGCGCTCGATGGTGTCGTTGAAGTTGATGACGTCGATCGCCGAGCGGACGTCATCGGCCCAGGTGTCGGCGCGCTGGTCCTCGGGGAGGGAGCGCAGCTCGAGGGCGTAGTTGGCGGCCGCGCGCTGTTCGGCGCGGACGGCGCCGAGGTCGGACTCGGCGGTGAGGGTGGATTCGAACATGAGGATTGCTCCTTGGGCGTGAGACGTTCTGGCTGTCCCGCTGGTCGAGCAATCGGCGTCGAATCAGCGCCCCATCATGATGCGCATCGGGTGTTGACTACAGCCGTCGTGCCATCGTCGGGGCGTGTCGACGGCAGTAGGTAGCCGCCATCGCTGTCTGTCCACCGAGGGCGCTGATGCCGAGGGCATCGTCGTTGTCGTCGCTGTCGACGGCGACGAGGATGCGCGACGCCTTGCGGCCACACACCTCGCACTCTTCGCACTCTCCGTGATCGTTGGAGAACCATCGGCCACGCACCGCGTCGACCGCCCGCGGCGTCGCCAGGATCAGTGCGGCGACGAGGGCGCCGACGATGATCGCCTGCAGGATCATGCGAGCGCCAGGAGGTCGACGCCGGTGGTGGCGGCGATCTCGGTACGAATCTCGGCGAACACATCCTCCTGTGCCTTGCGTTCGTCGGCGGCGATGCGGGCGATGGCGTCGGTGAACCATCGCAGTCCGGCCTCGTTCTTGCCGCCGAGGGGGCGACGGTGGATGCCGTCGTCGACGAGCATGGCGCGCAGCTCGATCGAGGTGTACCTCGAAGGATGCTTGCGGCGGTCCGGTGGCGGGATCTTCAGTGCGGTCATGAGGGTCCTCTCACGGGTTGACGGCCGCCGAGCGGGAAGAACCACCCGCCGGCGGGGTGTTCGATGGCGGGTGGCATGTCAGGCCGGTGGTGAATGCCGGAATAATGTGCGATCAGGGCGCGGCGTTCGAGGCTCTCGTCACGTGGGATCGAGCCGCGGTGCAAGAGCCGCGAGTGCCAGAACAGCACGTCGCCGCGGCGTGGCAGGTGGATCTTCGAGGTCACGTCACGCTCGGCGAGCTCGCGTTCGAACAGCGGAGTGAGGATGCGCTCGGAGTGTGTCGGCCAGTCGGGGCCTTCGCCGTCGGTGCCGAGCGTCCGGCGCATCTTGGCCTGGCTGATCGGCGACCACCAATGATGCGAGCCGGAGACGTATTCGAACGGTCCGGCGTCGACGTCGATGTCGTCGAGCGCGATCCACACGGCGACATAGAAAGCGCCGACGTAAGGCTCGTTGAGGTACTGGTCGAAGTGCCAGTTGCGGCGGGTGGACTGCCAGCCGGTGAGGTTGAGGTGGACCCCGGCGGGTTCGCCGATCAGTTCGGTAAGCGTCGCTGCGATCGCGCCGTCGCAACACACGTCGAGCAGCTGGGCGCAGTCCATGTACGGCGTGGCGTGGCTCCACCCCATCGGCGAGGCGTACGTCGAGGGCTTCCCGGAAATCGGTGCGGGACCGCCGTGAGCGTGCAGCCAGGCGCCCTCGTAGCGGTCCATCAGCTCGTCGTCGAGCAGCCCGCGCCGGACGACGACACCGTCGCGGCGCCATGCCGACTGCAACGGCGAGGCCGGCATACGTTCGGTCGCCGGGATCTGTTCGTCACCCCACGTCTCGGCGAGGTCCTCGATGGTCAGCGTGTCCACGGTTCCCCATTCCTCACAGCGCACAGATCGACGTTCAGGTAGGCGGGGGCGGAACGGTTCCAACGGGTGACGACCGCCGGCGGGATGATCTTGCACGGATAGGCGTGGCGAGACTCGACGCCGTCCCACCACTGTTCGTCGAACAGCGAGGCGAGCGCGCGGTCACTGAACCGGAAATAGTCGTCGGGGTATCCGTGGATCGGGAACGTCTGGTGCGTCGACACATAGATCGGGGCGCCCAGCACACAGACCGCGGCGAGCTGCTCGGCGGCCACCCAGGGGCGCACCAGGTGCTCCCAGACGGCATCGGCGATCACTGCGGCGAAGCGGTCGGTGCCGAACGTGTCGACGAGGGTGTGGGCGTCGGCGACGACGTCGACGTCGGGGCCTTCGAGCATGTCGACGCGGACATGCTCGACACCGTCGGGCATCCAGTGGGCGTGGTGGGTCGGACGGTCCTGCTCCCAGCGCATCGTCCCCAGTTCGAGGACCTCGCCGCCGTCGACGGCATCGAGCAGCCCGCGGAAACGTTGCGCCTGGTCAGTGATCGGCCCGATGTCCATCAGGCGGCCACCGGGGTGCGATCGAGACACATCACCCACGCATCCCACCAGCGTTGGGCGTGCTGCTCGATGGTGAACTCGCGGGCGACAACCTCACGCCAGGCTGCGCCCAGCTCGTCTGCGATCACGGCGACGTCGAGCACAGCGCGCCGCCAGTGCTTCGGCTTGGAGGCGAGCATACCGATCCCGCGGGCCTGCAACGCCCGGTACGGCCCGGTCGGCGATGCCACGAACGGGCGGCCGACAGAAGCGAACTCGAGACCTTTCAGCCAGCTCTTCGCATGGTTGAACGAGGTGAGATCGAGCGGGACGATGCCGACATCAAGCTGCGCCATTGCCTCGGGATACTCGTCGAGTGGCTTCCATCCACAGGCGACGGGCTCGACACGCAGGTTGAGCGCCCGCTGGACGCCCTTGCCGGTGCCGACGACGGCGAAGGTGGCGTCGAGCTCGGCGACGGCCTGGGCGACACCGGCGCCGCACTGCTGCAGGTCGGTCGGGTGTGTGTCCATCGACCCGGACCAGCCGATGTAGATCCCGTCGTGGGGTTCCTGGTCGATGGCGAGGTTGGCCCGCGGGACGTAGTTCGAGAGCACGGCGACACGGCCGTGACCGCCGTAGCGGGCGGCGAGCGCGGGGGTGGTGACGGTGACGAGGTCGGCGATCTCGCACGCGTGACGCAGGTGCAGACGGTTGTAGGCCCGGCTGTTGCTCGGCTGCACGTTCGGCCAGGAGATGTTCCGACGGTCGATCGCTTCGAAGTCGTCGTCGATCTCGACGACGACACGGATGCCGTTGGCCTGCAGGTGTTCGATGGTGGCGACCGTCTTGGCGGCAAGCGGGCGCTGCACAACGACAACGTCGACGTCGGGGAGCTCCATCTCCAGCACCCGCGGTGTCGGCTCGTCGACGAACAGGGCGTGCAGCTGGCGTTCGGGCGGGGCGTCAGGCTGGATCAGGTCGACATCAGCACCCTGGTCGATGAGGGTCTGCGCGGGCAGCGCCATCCGGTAGTACCCGCATCCGCCGAGGTCGGCGGGGTAGACGGCGACCTTCACCGTGGGCGACCCCGGTCGACGACGGCGAGCGCCAGGTCGAGCTCGGCATCGAGCGCCTCGATGTCGGCGTCCTCTCCCCCGTCGTCAGCATCCTCGGACTCGTCGCCGTCGTCGTCGCTGTCGGTGGCCGCGGACTCGTCGCTGTCGCTGTCCCCACCGAGCAGGTCGACGGCGGCCTGCGCCTCGGCATCGGTCAGTTCGCCCGCGGCCTTGCGCTTGGCGACCTCGATCACGGCGTCAACGTCGACGACCTGCCCCGAACGCACCGACATCACCTGAGCGCCGGGCACCGCGCCACGCAGCACGATCGAGATCTCGTCGAGGTCGGCTGTGGTGATCTCCACGACACCGTCGTCGACCTCCTGCGACGATCGCCGCATGAAGCCGACCGAGACGTCGGTGAGCGTGCCGTCAGCGAGCTGTGAGCGTGCCTGGCGGGCCCGCGGGACGTCGTCGGGGTCCGACAGCTGAGCGGTGATGTAGAGCCCGTCATCGCGGTTCTCCCAGTCGGTGACGCGGCCGATCGGTTCGGACCAGTCGTGCGACCAGGCGATCACCGGGAGACGCTCCTCGAGCGACTCGTTGAACACCCCAGACGCGAACTGCGTCTCGTAGTCGTCGACGACGCCGTAGGCGACGGCGCGTGCCGTGAACGTGCGGCCGTCACTCGTGACGTCGGTGACCGCTGCGGCGCGGTGCTCTCGCTTCTTGGTCATTATGCTGCTGCTCCTTCGAGGACGCGGCGGAGGGCCAGCTCGTCGAGCGGCCCGTCGGGGATCATGGATACGACGGCGCGCGCCGTACGGACATCGACGGTCGGCCGGGAGCGGTTCGTGGCCTCGGCGTACTCGTCGGGGGTGAGGAAGGCGATCGCGCAACGACAGTTGACCGTGTTGCCCGAACCGCCGGCGGGATCGCCCGGATACTGCAGCGACGACCCACCGACCTCGAACAGTTCGCCGACGAGGCGCACCTGGCCGTCCGCTGAGGCGTGCGAATCACGCACCCGGCTGTCTCGGGTGGCGATCCACTCCTGGGCCATCACGACGTCACGTGGCAGCGACTGGACGCTGCGTGTGGCCGCCCCGTTGTAGGCCGAGATGACCTCGGTGCGGGCGATCGTCGTGGCGCGGTAGCTGTCAGCCTGGGCGAACACACTTTCGATGCGTGCAGCCAGATCGTCGATCGACTCGCCGTCGATGACGCCCTCGACCAGTTCGCTGCGGATCGCGTCGTAGGTGGTCTGGGTGACCTGTCCGGCGAGCTGCTGGGCGCGCTGCTCGATGAACTCGTCCACCCATTCGGCCGACACGTCGAAGTCGACGTCGAACATCATCGACACCCGGTCGACGCCCGCCCCGGCGGCCTGCGCATAGAGATCATCAGCGACCGCCGCGGTCTCGGCCACCCAGAATTCACGGCCGAAGAACTGATCGGTGTCGATGTCCTCGGCCGCCCGCTGCTCGCCGAGCCCAGCCTGTCGACCCCGGCGGCCACGCAGCCGGCTCAGTGTGGCCTCCTGCTGACGCTTGAACAGACGTCGGAACGCCCGCACCCAACGGGCCTCCACCGACGAGGCGACCGCATCGGTCTGCGCCCAGATCCGCCCGCGGCGAGCCTCGATCGCTGCAGGGTCGGCGACGCGTGTCTCGGACGCCGGCGAGTGACGACCGTCGTCCTCCCCGTCGTCGTCGTCGTCCTCGTCATCGACGGTGTCGGTCGGGTCGACGGTCGGCGCGGCCGGCGGCGGGGTGGCGCCGAGATCCTCCGGCGACAGATCACCGCCACGCAGCGCAGCGATCTCAGCGGCGGTCATCATGCGGTCGCCGTCGGGAATCGGGTCGAGCCCGTAGTCGGCGCGGGCCTCGTTGATCGTCATCAGCTGAGCGAACACCATCGACGGAGCACCGACCGTGGCCGTTACCGGGTTGATCGGGCTCGACTGCAGCACTCGCACGCCGCTCAGGTCGAACCAGACGACGTCGTCGCCGAACAGCGGGGCGAGCTGCATGTTGACCGCATCAGCGAAGTCGGTGAGCAACGGCAGCATCCGCTCCTCCCAGAACGTGCGATCCTCGACCTCGGCGTTGTCGAAGGTGCGCCCGGAGGCATCGATCTTCGACCAGGGCACACCGAGCGACCAGGCAACCTCCTGCATCGCCTCCTTGCGGGCCTCGACCATCCGCGCGTCCTTCTGCGAGAGGCCGAGCTGCTTGATGTCGATCGACTCGCCGACCGGGCCATCACCGTCATCGGCAACCTCGTGGACGTACACACGCCCGGCATTATCCGGTCCACCGAACTCGCCCTGCCAGCTCTGCTCGAAGCGACGCTTGTGGTCGTCGTCAGGGAACTTCGTGGTCGTCACGATCGTGGCGGGCACAGCGTTGTTCTGCAAGAACGCCACCCCGTAACGGTCCGACAGGTTGATCAAGCTCAGGTCGTAACGCGACGCCTGCAGCCCGCTCTCCGCCTGACGGAAATCCAGCCCGGAGGGGTCCCAGTCGTAGAACACGTCGTCGGGTGGCAGTGTCTTGCGGTCCGACCATGCCCCGTAGCGGAAGCTCTTCCACCACGCCGAGCCCGACTGGGTCGGCACGGCTTCGAGGTTGGCGGCCACGAGCGGCCAGAAGGCGACCGGGGTGTCGGAGTCGCCGCGTTCGATCTCCCAGCCGTAGCGGCCGGTGACGATCCACTGGGCGAACGTCCACCGGATCAGCTTGCGGGCACTGAGGCGCGGTGCAGGCCCACCGGGGGGCGGGCCGAGCAGCTTGGTGATCGCCGCGGACTTGTTGATGTCGTTCGGCTTGAACGGGTCCGCGCCGGCCACCAACGGCAGTGAGGCGGCAGCGTTGGCGAGCACCTGGACGCAGCGGTATCCGATGACGTTGGCGAGGTAGCCGTAACGGAACGCCTGGGTGGCATTCCACTCCTGGATCATCGGCAGGCCAGGACCGCTGTAGCTCGACTGGATGGTTGCTGCCCGCGGGTCACGGACCTCGACGGGGCGGCCTTGGCGCATCTCGATGGTGCCGCCTCCGGGGAGTACCAGTTCGGTGCCGGTCATCGGGCGACACTCCGGCGACGACGTCGCCCACCACCGGCGCCAAGGCCAAGCAGATGCGAAAAGCCCCAGACCAGTGCATCCACTCGGTTCGGCGACCACGACGATACGTCCGGGTCCCAGCTCGTCATCTCTTCCTCCAAGGCCGCGAAGTGGTCACCATGATGCGCCCGCGCTGTTGACCACGTCGCTTCGTCATCGGGACGGCCGTACAACGCCGCCACCGGTTCAGCACGCACCCGCTTACCTCTCGACGCCGACACCGTCGACACAACCGGCAACGAATCAATCTCGCCGTCGTCGAGCATCCACTGGGCGACGACGGCAACGTTGGCCTCCACCATCGCCCCGCCGTAGTTGACCTCGGCGACGATCACGTCGGCATCCCAGTCCCGCCACTGCTCGATCGCAGCCCGCGCCCAGCCGTGCGGCGACTCCGAACACGTGGCGTCCTCGAGCACCCACGGACGGCGGGCACCGTCGAGGCCGACCACGACGATTCCTTGAGCATCGTTGTCCGGGCCGTCACCACCGGACGGGTCGACCGCGACGGCAACCTTGGTGAGGTTCCCCGGATGCAGCTCGGCGCGCCGTCGGGCCAGCTGTCCCTTCGACCAGAGCGCCCCGGCACGAGCCCCGACATCATGCTGGGCCTCTTCGAGGAAGGCGATGAGGCCCCACTCGTCGATCATCTGCTGACAGGTTTCGATGCTCTGCCCGGACCATGTCGCCGTGCCCGCCACGATCACGTCGCGGCCCTCGGCGGTGTGCTCGGTCACCAGGCCGTCGATGGCGGGGATCGGGCCGGACACATGCCGTCGTGCCAGGAACTCGGCTCGACCATCGGCGAGACGTGCGAACACCCCATCACGGTGAACGAGGTTCTGGATGGCGATGACGGCGAGATCCTCGGACCCGGCCGGGAGCAGTGCCTTGGTGATCGCTGCAATCTTGCGCTTCACGATGCGCGGCGAATCCTCGTGGTGGTCGATGTCGTCGATGACGAGGAAATCGGGGCGCTGGTCTTCGAGCTTCACGCCGCGGGCCGCGGTGTCGAGCCCGATGGCGTCGACAGTGAACCCGCCGGCGGTGCGCAGACGGTTGCGACGCCAGCCCTTCGAGTTGCCGAACTTGCCGATGAGGCGTTGCGACATCGCCGGGTACCAGCGGGCGACGCCTTCGGATTCGAGCATGTCGCCGATGGTGCCGACGTGGTCGTCGGCCTGGTCCTGCGTCTCGGAGACGTACAGGCCGTACTTGCGACGCCCGGTACAGCCGAGGGCGACGGCTCCGAGCTCGGCCGAGGTCGACTTGGCACCGCCGCGCGCCCAGACGCCGACGAAGGGGTCGGGGCGGTCGCCGTCCTCGATCTGACGCAGCCAGGCCCAGAACTCGCGGTGATGGTCGGCGAAGAGCGCTTCGGCTTCGGTCGGGGTCTCGTCCCCAATGGCGCCGACGTAGCCGGGGAGGACTCGGGTGAGCCAGAACTCGAGACAGATGGCTTCGGACGCGTAGAGGGCGATCTCTTCGAGTTCTTCGGCGCTGGCTTCGGCGAGGTCGGTCATGCGGTGCGGCGGGCGGCGAGCTCGTCGACGTGTTCGAGGGCGCGGCCGCGCTGGACGCCAGGATCGGCGCCGCGGTCGAGCTGCTCGATGCGTTCGGTGGCTTCACCGAGCAACAGGAGCACCTTGTCGACGCCGATGGCGATCGCTGTCATCATCAGCTTCTGATCGCCGGCGGTCGGGCGGTTGAGCTCGACCTCGGCGATCTCGATCTGGCTGCCGAGGGTGTGCCCCTGAGAGACGGTCATCGCCTTCTTCTCGACGACCGGGGCGAAGAGCTGTGTGCGGATTCGCTCGATGTCGTCGAGGAGGTTCGAGGCGAGCTGAGCCTTGCGTCCGGCGACTCCTGCAACAGCTGTTGCAGACCGCTTGGCGACCTCTTCGGGCATGGGGCCGTGCACGTCGTTGCGGCTGGCCCATGAGGCGATCGTGCCTGATGGGATGCCGGTTTGGCGGGCTGCTTCGTTGCGGCCGTGTTCGGCGTACAGCTGGAGCGCTTCGGTCTTCTGTTCGGGTGTGTAGTTCATTCGTTGCATCCGTGTTGCATCATTGCTGCAACTGTTGATGCAGTCGTGGTCATAGGTTGCCCCACCATTCGGCGGCACCCCAGATGGCGATGGGGTGGAGTCCGATGGCGGTGGCGTAGCGGTCGGCTTGGGTGACGGAGAGTGGGCGGCAGAGTGTGGCGGGGTCGATGTTGAGGCGGCGGGCGAGGCCGCGAAGTTCGCCGCCTGAGGCGTTGATGAGTGGTTTGGGGTCGAAGGTTTGACGATCAGCCATCGCTCCACTCCTCGAGGAGGTGCTCAGCCAGGTTGAGTGCTGCTGCCGGGTTGCTCATCGGTTCAATCGTTCTCGGAGTTGCCGGAATGCTTCGGCGGCGCAGGCGGGGACGAGTCCGTTGCCGATGAGGTGGAGTCGGTCGGCGTGATGGTCGGGTTTGACCAGTTGTCC